GACGCATTACGGAAAGTTATTGGAGAAACATCTACAACTAGCGGACGAGGAGTTGCTACGGAATTGGCATCTAATTTCGGAATTTCGGCAAGTTCAGTCTCAGCCTACGCGAATGGTGCCAAATCCACTGCTAGTTATGATGATACACCGAATAAAGGTATCATTACAGGGGCTAAGGAGAGAATTCAAAAGAGGGCTAGGTCTAAACTCCTCCTAGCATTAAATCATCTTACTACTGATAAACTAGAGCCCGCGAGCGCTAAAGAATTAGCCGGAATCGCGAGGGATATGTCGGCTGTAGTTAAGAATATGGAAGAACCTACAATTCCAACAATTAATAATCAGAATGGACCTCAATTTGTCTTCTATGCGCCACAGTTTAGAAAAGAGGAACATTTTGATGTAGTGGAGGCTAAAGAATAATGGCATTTACACAGATGATAGATGTTGGAGTCCCAACACCTATTTTACAAAATCAAGTGGTAGCATTACCCGCATCAAGATCTCTCGTATTTACATCTGATGCAGCGCCTACTATTCAAGTCTCAAATGATCCTGCTTTCGGTACCAATGCTGCAACCACCCTAACTAATGGACAATTCGAAACAGCAGCACCATTCTTACGTTGTACTACTGCGAATATCACGATTACAGTCAAGAAATTCTAATGGCTTTCATTAAGTTAACTAAAGTAATTAGTGGATATATGCCCCCCGAGGCAGGTCCATTTGAATGTGAATATTGTCACTACTTTAGTTGGCGTCGCGCTTGCGAACTAGTGGAGGGCGATATTGAGCCGGATGGATGCTGTAATCTTTTCACTGAAGAAGGTAAGGCTGGTAAACCTGAAGAAGAACTAGAAGATGAGAAACTAGAACTGGATGACGAGGAAGAATGAGTTTCGATAAAGGTTTTTGGAAACCAAATCGAAAACAAGAACAATTCCTAGCTGTACCTACTTCTATTTTTGAAGGATTCTATGGTGGGGGCAATGCTTCTGGAAAATCTGACGTCTTATTGGTATATGGTCTTATCCATCGATGGCATGAGCATCCACTCTTCAAACAAGTGTTCATGCGCAGAACTTATCCTGAATTGCGAGATGAAATCCTTCCTCGAACTAAAGAGATATATCCTAAATTTGGAGCCGTATTCAATAAGACCGAAATGATTTGGACCTTTCCGCGCAAGGATGAATTCGGTGGAACAGGTGATAGGACTGGAGCTAAGATATATTTAAGACATTGCGAGGAAGAGAATGATGTTCACAAATACGACTCAATGGAAATTAATCTATACACTCCTGACGAACTCACGACTTTCACCGAGTACATTTATCTATACATTGGTTTTACTAGGGTTAGAACAAGTTCGCCAGAATTACCAGCAATCATTCGCGCAGCCGGAATGCCGGGGGGAATAGGTCATACATTCGTTAAGAAAAGATTCGTCACTCCATATCCTCAAGGTGGAGTGAAGATTATCGGGAAGGGCGGAGTTAAAAGAATTTACATTCATTCCACTGTTGCCGATAATCCTCATGCTGACCCTGAATATACTAAGAGACTTGATGGCATACCAAGCGAAGCTGAACGAAAAGCTCGTAAGTATGGAGACTGGGATGCTTATCAGGGACAAGTATTTGACGAGTTTCGAGATAAGCATTATCCCGATGAACCCGACAATGCATTACACGTCATCGAACCATTTGAGATTCCCGAGTGGTGGCCTAAATTCATTATTGGTGATTGGGGTTTCGCTGCGATGACTTATATCGGATTCTACGCAGTGAGTCCGACAAAGAGACTGTACTTATATAGGGAATTATACTGGCTGAAAACCAAGATTGAAGAATGGGCACCAGTCGTTAAAGACTTAATGGATAAAGAGAAGCCAAAGGTAGTTAAGTTCTGTCGTTCGGCTAATCAGGATAGAGGTCAGGAACATACTATTCAGCAACAAATTGAATCTGCATTAGGAAGGCCAATTGAATTATCTTCTAATACTCCTGGTTCGCGTATTGCGGGTAAGATGTTACTACATGAATATCTTAGATGGAGACAACGACCAGTTATACCGCAGGTGGATTTGCCTTCGTACAATGAAGAATATGCGATGTGGGTTCTTCGTAATAAAGGGCTCGAAGCTTACAAGGATTATCTTCGATTATTTGACCCACCTGAGGAAGAAACAAACATTCCTAAACTACAAATATTCTGTTGTAATGACACCCTTCATGAAGGACATTCTAATTGTTGTCCAACGATGATTGAAACCATCAAGGCGTGTTCTTATGATAAGAAGTCGAAGGATGGTAAAGCAGCAGAAGATGTTGCGGAGTTTGAGGGCGATGACCCCTACGACGATTTACGTTATGCGGTTGATTCCGCTGAAAGATACTTTCAAACTGCAGAATCGGAATTTGCGAAAGTTCAGAAGCAGGAAAAACTTACCCAATTGTTATCAGAAAATCATGATTGGACTGCATATTATCGAAATATGCGTCAATTAGAAGCGGCTAATCCGGTTAATCAACCGATTAGGAGATATCACAGGGCTAGGAGACAATAATGAAGAAGATTTTGTTTGCAATTCTATTCTCCGCACTTAGTGCATTTGCATTCGCGCAAGCACAGGCAACATCCACATCCAAGTTCGCCTTTGACCAGGCTGCATTACAATTGTCAGACGCGCAGGGATATACTTACAAGTATTATCCTGATGGTGCTTCGACTGGAACAATTCTAGCGAATACAACTTGTTCTGGAACAACATCTCCATTTCAATGTCAAGCCCCTATTCCTGTATTCACTCAGGGTAGTCACACAGTTACTTTTTCTTCGACAAATATTGCTGGGGAGAGTGCAAAAAGCACCCCTTTAAGTTTCGTATACGTTGCAAACCCCCCGGTCATACCTGCAAACCCCAGAATTATACCATAGAGAGGATACGTGCTGGTCGTCGTTAGACATGGTTCGACTAAATTAAACGGACCTGGGGGAGATGATAAGTTCCGTGGTTGGAAAGATATTCCTCTATCTCCGCATGGTAGAAATGAAGCCATGAATACGGCTGATAAACTAAAGCAATTTAATATTCCTATTGAGAATCATTTCACTTCGCCCCTGAAGCGCGCGGTTCAAACATCTGATGAGATTAGTAATGAACTAGGTTCTAAATTTGAAAAGAATGATGGATTAAAAGATTGGCATATTGGTGAGTTCGAGGGAAAGTCAGTTTCTTCTAATTTGCAAGCTATTCATCATTATATCGATAATCCGGATGAGCGAGTTCCTGGGGGCGAGTCCTATAATCAATTTCTTGGACGAGTAGTTCCATTTTTGAAAGACCTAGTAGAAAATGGACGTAATGATATGGCTGTTACTCATAATCGACTTACTACTCTGCTTCATGCTATGGCTGAATCAAAAGGTCAAGGTATATCGAAGAAAATTCTCAAACAGAAAGGACCAATTGAGCCGGGCGGAATTATGATGATTCACCCTGATTGGTCTACACAAATACTCGATAAAGGTTCGAAGAATGAGGCATAATGTTTATACTTGATTGGATTCAACAAATTTATGCGATGAAATATGAATATCAAGTCAGAAAGCGACAACTTGATGATACCGGGCCGAAGTATTGTGAATCATGTGAAACATTGAAAGGTCAGTTATCAATTGCTAATCAACAGAATGAAAAGTTACTTGAACGTATCATGGAGAAACCTACTCCAACAGTTGAACCGGGGCCACCTCAAATAATGACACCGATTAAGAAGATTCCTTGGATGGTGCGGAAACAAATGTTGGAATCTGAGGATAGAGTTAAGGCTGAGGCTATAAAGAAGGCTGCACAACCGGATACTGATGAAATAAGAGATTTCGAAAAAGAAGTAGAAGATGCCAAGCGAGCTAGAGAGTCGCAACAAACTGCTGGATGAGTCCATGCAGCGTGCTATGACTAAGGTTATGGGAGAATATCCCGATACTAAACCTGTGACTCTTAGTCCATCTAGTGGTGGTCTTGGAAGTTTTCTAACTGGATTAATGATGCCTCGCGGCGCACTCGCTGTGACTAATCCATTCACTGGAAACATTACTTATGACCCAAATATGATGTCTGGACAATCTCCTACTGAACAGGAACAGACAATCGCGCATGAACTAACTCATAGTAGGCAGGCTCAAACTACACCCTGGTGGAAAACTGCTATGGGTATGTTTCAGCCTGATGCTAAAGTTCCGGCTGGTGTACCGAAAAATAGTCCAATGAATGACCCATACTATTGGCGTAGTTCTGAAATGGAAGCATATCAAACCGAACGAGATAGAGCACAACGCACTCATATACCGTATTATGTTGACCCAGTTACAGGTAGTCGAGATTTATGGTTACCCAATCAAAGGCGGGGAATCGATACTAGTCCTTCTCCACAAGTAATTCAGAGAGCAGTTTCTAGACCTTCATTACCAGACCCATTAGCAGATGCATTAGCTAAATCTAAAGCAGGTATGAAATTATCCCCTATTGAACAAGCTGCTTTAAATAAAGATTTGAATGAATATCATCAAAGTACTTATTATAAATCTTTGATGAAAGGAAAGTAATGCCAATCAGTAAGTATTTTGGTGGGCATGGTTCGGAAGTAATGTCTAATATGAAGAAATCTTATGGCCCAGAAAAGGCTAAGAGAGTATTCTATGCGACAGCTAATAAAAGGAAGAAACAAGGTGTAGATACAGGGCCATCCGAATCTTTTAAGAGGAAGAAAAATGTCCACTAAGAATGTACCAGGATATGGCGGTGGTCCAAAGAGTGACCAGAATTTTTTCGCGAGGGCTAAGAAACGAAAAGATAATCCTAAAGCTACTCCAAATCAGAAGAAGACTAGGGCTGGTAATACAGTAGATGCCGGGCCATCGAATAACTTCAGGAAAAGGTTTGGGATGATGTAATGGATATGGGCTCATTTTGGCAAAGAATGCAGGGAAATAATCAAGATGGTAGCCAGAATCCTACAGGAATGGCTGGTGGATTAGCTGCTATGGGGAATAGGATGGGACAACCTATGGGTCCTAATCCTCAGGGTCA